ATTCATGACCAGACATAGTCTTAACATGAGTACCAGTTTTGTTTGCTACATTACTAAGGTGATGTTGATTACCTTTTTTATAGATAATAGTTCCACCATGACTAGAGACATCATCTTCTCCATAGCCTTCTTTCATTTGACCATGTTTCTTTAGATCATTATCGAATTGTTTGTTGGTTGCTTTGTTGATACCTTTAAATCGTTTGTCACCTTTGGCATAGTCACCAGAGGCATCAGCTGCTTTAGCAGATGCAGCTGCACCTGTTTTATATCTTGCTAGTAGATCAGTTGATAGTTCATTAATGTTTTCTTTTTCTTGTGTATGCTTAGCAGCAAGAGTTTCTTTTTCTTTAGCGTGTTTGAGAGCCAACTGCGCTTTCATTCTCTCTTTAGCAACTTGATCTACATCTTCTGTTTGATATTTAACTTTCATATGTCGAAGATGGTGAGCACTTCCAGGAACTAATGTATGACCAACTTCACTTGGATTATATGTGTTTAACTCTTCAGTATCGTCTTCATCAGTAAGATGCGACTCTTTCATGTTGTAATTATAGAATGTCAAGAAACCTTTAGTCTTACCAGCTGGCTTAGTGATGTCTTGTTTAGCACCAGTATCTGATGTAGATGGCTCTAGTTTATCTGTGCCGTTTGGTTGTATGACTGCTTCTTTCATTTCTTTTTCTTCCGTAGGTTTAACATCTTGAATCCATTTGGAAACGAGATTGCCTGACTGTTCTTTTAATAGTAAATGATTTGAACCACGCTTAACGATTGTAAACAAATCACCATTTGATTCTACAATGTCACCTTCATTAAAAATCTCTCCACGAAAATATTCTTCACGGAGTTTATTTTTAACTAAAATTAAGTTTTCTTTGACTGGTTCTAAACCTAAGCCAATGCGGACATCGTTCATTAGACGACGACCATCAAGTTCACGAATGTTGCTTGGTAGCTTCTTTTTAAATTCTTCGTACAATCCTTTAATCGCCAACTGCTTCATTTTAGCAAAGTTGACATCAGGATTCTTTTCCGTGATTGGAATAATTTGGATGGAGGTATTTTCTTTAACAAGTTTCTTTAGTTTATCGACTTGTTCGCTTCCAGTAACTATTACAATCTTCTTATATTTCTTACCCAAATCTTCTAGAAGGTTATTGATCTTAGACTCGTTCACAGATTGGAACTTAGTCTTAGGGAACATTAACTTGAGGTATTGTTCCTTCTTCTCTTCTTGAATTAGGCTATCTTTAGTGGATGCGTAGATGACATGGTCAGTATTCTTTTGCTCTGACAGTCTATTGACAGTCTTAACCATTAATTCATGTGCTGTAGTTGGAGGATCGAAATCTCCGAAGGCACAAACTAAGGTTGTTGACGGTAATTCTTTGATTAGTTGTCTATAATCTTTCATACGATCCATCTATAAAGTAGTACATATTATTTAGGAGTTTATATCCTTACATTACAGCTAGCATGCCCTGTGCTGCAGCAACGATCCAACGACAGGCGATTTCGTCTGAGGCTAGTTCTTGTTGTGCACGGATGTCAGCTATCTCTTGTAGAAGGAATGCATACTCTTCAGAAGTTAATTGTCCTGCTGCATAGTTCTCGTGGATTACTAGGAGTTCGTTTGCCAATGATGCTGCTGGACCACCTAGTCCAACCTGTTCTCTTAATTCGTTTAAGATACTCATTTTATCTACCCTTCCAAGCATCGATGGTTACATCGACTCGTGTTTTATTAAGTTTAACAATACTCTCGCAGAATAAAGCACTCTTGCTTTCTTTGGCTTTCTTTAATGCTTCTTCCATCTTGCCGAATGCATCCGATTGAGGATCACCTCGTTCGAAAGAGTAAACTTTGAGAGTTTCTACTTTGTCCAAAACTGGTTGCCAATTGGACTTATCTTCACAGCTAATCTTACTTAGTCCTACTTTAATCTCGATTGCTTGACCAAACATAACTGGGTCATGTGGCTTGGGAAAGATTACTGCACAGCCAGAAAGAACTACTAATGATAGTGCTAGGATTAATCTTTTCATTTCATCGCTTTCCTTAGGTCGTTGTAAAGAGCATCTTTATGTTCTGGTTTCATCTGACTTGATAGATGAGAATGGAATTCTTCTTTCTTACCTGCTGATGCTAAACCTCTTAACTTAGTTCCAGAGACACCCTCAACACCTTTAGCATTTTCGTCTCGTTTACCAGCGTTCTCAAATGTAATGTCCTTAAAGTTATACTCTCCATGAGCACCTTTAACTCCATTATATTTCTTGAGTAATTCAGCCATTGGTTTACGATCCTCACCACCAGCAAAGTGTAGATGAGTCACACCTTGTTTATGTAAGTCTGCTGCTTGTTGAAGGATAGTTGGACTTTGTTTATCAGCAACTTTGATATTAGTTCCAGGAAATGCATTTTGCGCATGCATTAATTTTTGCTCAGGAGAAAGAGGATTCTTTGCTTTCTTCTTTTCAGCTGCAGTTGTATCTTGAGAACCAGATAGAACTAGAGTATGTCCACCACCGAATTTCTTGGCAGTGTTCTGCATATGTTGAACAAGTTTCTCATGACCAGCAGTTGGTGGGTTCATACGACCAAATGCGATTGTATGATGATTATCAGAAGCATTAGTATTACCTTCTTGTGCTCCACGAGACTTCAACAGATTCTGACGAGCAAACTCTGCACGATTGACCAACTTGGTTGGCTCTGTTACACCATTGTGAGTATGATTGTAAACAAAACCTTCTGGTTTGGAAGCAACCCCACCGATAGAATGCTCATATCCACCTTCGTTTGATTCAAGACTATTGACCAATTCATTCTTGGCATTGGCAAGATGACCATGCATCTTTAGTAGATTGTCGTAGTGTTCTTTGTTCTTGTCAATGTGTGCTAATTGACTACCAGCATTATCCATAATCTCTTGCTTCTTGGCAGGAGTTTTAATCTTTTCAAACTTCTTCTTTAACTGAGAAGAAACATGAGCAGAGAATCCTTCAGTGGAAGGTGTTTCACCTGTACGAACTGTTTGATTGATGTAGGTTGCTAGATGTCCTGCTTCACCACTATGCTCTGCGTGAATTGCTTTATACATCTTGGCACCATGAGTCTCATGAATAGTCTTTGCTTTGGATAACTCACCAAGCACTTTCTGTTGAGACTGTTCAGAGTACTTTGCACCTGCAGCATCGTAGCTGGCAGTGTGGTGATAGATGTCTGAGTGAGAGCCGAAGTCACCTTCAGAAACATTACCAGTTGCACGCATGTTGCTTAGGTTAGTTCCTTCGTATTTGGTATGAGTAACTAAACCAAATTTAGATTTGTTAATTGATGCAGCTTTATCACCCTTTGCACCATAAGTGATAGTGTTCGGTGTGAAAGAAGTTTTGTCTCCTTCTTTCTTAAGATCAGGTTTAGTGAACATCACATCACCTTGGAATACACCTTTCTTTGGTGCAATCTTTGGTGCATGTTCTAATGCTGCTTTAAGTTTTTCTACAAGACCTGGAGCATGTCCGTGATTCTTTTCGACATCTTCAGGTGTATAATTTAGTTTTGGGTTTTTATTAAAGGCAGACTTTGATGCAACAAAGAATTTACCATTTTCTGGGTGGTGTCCATAAACCAAAGATGGCGAACCATCGTACTTCATAGTCAGTTTGTTGGAGTTCATACCTTGTTTGGTATGGAAGTGTGCACCATGTAGAGCATTATACGCATGATTGAATCCGTCTGCTCCATGGAACAGTGGACGATCCTCAGCGTGAGTAATGTGTTTGAGTTTTGCACCTTCTTCGGTCGGTGCACCTTCAGTCAAAAAGTCTTTAAATCCTAGCATCATATTACTATTATACCCTAAGTTGCAATTATTGTCAAGCGATAACCCTACGGAATTGAGGGGATTATTGCAGCTTGAAAGTGCCTACTGCGCTCTTGTGAGCACCAGAGGATGATTTAATCGTATAGCGAGCAGCAACTACTGGCTTGTTAGTCTTAGCATGGATACCCTTAATGGTAACTGATGTTCCTTTTCCTGGAACTACATGTAAAGAGTCTGGCTTAAATTGCGATAGATGTTCATCGGCTAAACTGTGCATTGGTTTGATCACAGATTCTGCTTCTCCGTTATCTTTAACTTTACTGTGCACAACTGTATGAGGAATATGAGTATTTGGTGAAACATTCTGACGAATGATGTTTGCTAGATCTTCTGGTTTATGTTGTGCCATACCTGTAGCAAACGATTGAGTCATCTCAGTTCTTGCTGCAAGGTTAGATGCACGAGCAGTTGATGCTCTTTGACTTGCTTGTTGACGGAATGCTTCTTGTTTCTTTTCTGGTAGTGCATCGTGTGCTTGAATAAATTTATCCAAGTGTTCATGCATGATTTTCTTTTTACCAGAAAGTTTCTTACCTGCTTGCATTGCAGCAAGACCTTCAGCATGTTTCTGACGAATGTCGTTGATGGGCATTTCGTCAATCTTAGTTTGAATGTTTCTTTGATCTGCTGAACCAGTGTAACCCATTTTCTCCATGGCATCAGTATGGTGTTGCATTGGAGCACCAAGAGATCCAGATGATAGTTTAGCAGTCTTTTCTAATGCGTCAAGTCCTGGATTACGATAGTTCGGTTCTTGTGAACCATACTTGGCAGAGATGCCATGGTGTCCAACTGGCTTACCTTCTTTATCATGTAGTGTAACAATCAAGTCAGCGTTGGAGTTTACATCTTTAACACCAGTAGTTTTCTCGTGGTCACCAGCAACATTTGCTTTGTCAGCGTTTGATGTCCAGTGAACATTACCGATGTGCGCATGGTCACCAATATGTCCTTGGTCTTGCATGCTTTGTTTAAATGCTGCTGCAGATTGTTTTGCATGGCGATCAATTTCGTCATACGCTGCAGCTGGAATCTTTTCTCTTAGTTTATCGTGTACTTGTTCTGGAGTACCAGCATGGTCTGGGTTATCAGAGAAAGAACGATGATGCTCTGGAAGTTTAGTTTCAGGATGTAGATGTTTTGCTAAAAGTATCTCATGGAGTTTACCTTTATCATCTGAGTCAACTGATGAAGATTCTGCTTCTAACAGCAAGTCTTCATTTAGTGCTTCTTCTTTAAGAAATAATTTGAAATTTAACATATGTTTACCATGGATCCCCAGAGAGTTTTAAAGATGATGCCATCTTTTCTGACTCGAATTTAAAACGAATCTTCATAATCTTTTTTTCACCAGCTTTTACGCCAATTGATTCGTTGCCTACTTTTTCTAAAGTGATGGGATACTTTGATAACGCATCTAATTTCTCGTTTTTCACTGGATCCATCACTGTTGCTTTATAGGGAGGTTTACTTCCCTGTCCTGTAACTTTAATATATGGAGGATACTGCACCTCAGCATCCATCCAATCAGAGAGAAGATATTTTAACAACTCTTGTTGTTTAAATTTTAACAGTCTCTCTAATAATTTATCTCTCATACCTGACATCATTTTAACACCAATCTCCTCAGTCTCTTTTTTGACTTCTGGATGTGTTCTAATAAAAACTTTTCTCTCTGTCGCAGGATTTGGTAACTTAAATCTAGTTATAGTATCTTGCAATAATAATTTGTATTCATTGGCAAGAGACATAGTAAGATTAGTATCAATAGTTCCAACACCTGGATTCTTAAATCCAATATCACCTGATCCTTGAGTTGCTTTAGCAGACAATCCTAAAAACCCATCTGCTGGACCATCATTAAACTTAACCAATATATCAGTTGGATTCTTTTTCTGGTCTACGAATCTACCAACTGCTGATGTCATAGAGTTAGGTCTAGCAGTCCACCAAACTTTATTAACGAATCCTTTGTATTTATTGTCTTTAGCCCAATCAATAAAATACTCTGCCATTGCTCTGGCTTTACCTTCAGCATCTGCTACTTCTTCTGGCTTGGCTTGCTTTACACGCTGATGGTATTGTAATTTAGCAGACGAGTCAAACCATTTATCACCTGCTAAAACATAGCCTGTATAAATTTCGTTAATGTCTGATAATACGGTGTTTGCAGTCACGAAAGTTCCTAAAAAGATCCCAGTAAGGATTATTTAGGACGACGAGATGCTCTGATAGTTCTCTGGTATTTACGATCCCACTTGGCGATCTGCTGCATCAGTTTAGGAATTGCAGCGTTATTACGATAGTCGTAATTGAATGCTTTGAGGATGTAGTTGAGAGTGGAAGAATCTTTAGAGTTCTTGGCTCTATTGATTAGTTCTTCTGTGGTGATGGATGGTTTGTAGATTTTGAAATCAAGTAACACACAGTGGGCATATGCCTGAATTTCATCGAACTCAGAGAGATATCTTCTCTCAATGTTCTTCTTTTCATGTTTTACTTTCTTGTAAGGAACGACATAGTTAGACCACTCATCCCCTCTTCTATCGAACTGCATGAA